ACGGCGGCCGACTTTACTACCGAGATTCAGACGGGGCTGGCAACGGCGACGGCGGTGGATAATTTGCCAACAAATGCTGAACTTGCCACAGCGCTTGGCACATCGGATGACGCGGTGCTGGCCGCGCTGGCTGCTGGCGTAACGGTTGCGGCTGGGGGCATCGGCAATGGTGCAATCGCAGCGGCAGAACTCAACAACATCGCAGACGCCTACCTCGACCGCAATATGGCGACAGGCGTTGATTCCGGCACCAACACAACTGCTGTTCGAACTCCTCGGCAGGCGTACCGTGCGCTACGCAACAAAGTATCCATCAGCGCCGGTACGGCAACAGTTACAAAAGAGGACGACACAACAACATCGTGGACAGCAACGATCGGCACGACCGCCGGCAGCCCAATATCGAGCAGTGATCCCGCATGATGAAAAAACTAGCCGTGAAAATCGCGCAGTACCTGATGTTTTTGGCTGGTGCTCGCAGCATTTCTATCCCAGAAATGTCTGGTGATGTCCTCGCATCGGCACGTGATCTGTGCGCGCAGGCACAAAAGCAAGACACCAGCGGAGAACACAAGCGCGCCCAAGTGCTGCGAGCGATGATGAACCGTCACCCTGATGTTTCGAGCAAAACGCTGGCCATGGCGATCGAAGTGATTGTATGTGGCGCGGCGTAATAAATTTTTGGAGCTGGTCTGACGGTAGCGGCACGTCTGGGCGGGCGCCAAGTCTGAACTGGTATCACGTTGCGAAGCATCGCCGTGGTCGTTGGTAAAACAAGGAGAATTTGAGTGGAACGCGACTACATTCTGGAAACCTCGAAGGGCTATGTGCGAGTGGCGGCTGGCGGTGTGAATACTGCTGTGACCCTGCAAACACTAGTCGAAGCGGCCGGACTGACACTGACGGATGTTTTGATTGTGCGGATCATTCCGGAAACGCAAGCAATTCGCTGGCGCGACGATGGTACGGCACCCACTGCGGCGATAGGCATGCCCCTTGCGGCTGGAGACGAGCTGGTATACACAGGCCGAAATCCGGAGCAGTTGTCTGTTATTGCTCAGGTGGCCGGTGCTGTGCTCAACATCGCGATGTTTGGCTAGGCCGAATTGTGATTTTGACTGAAGAGCAGGTTGCCAAAATAATGGCATGCCCGCTGATGCGCGCAGCAGAATGGGTTGCTGGGCTGAATCAGGCGATGTTGCAGTTCGGTATTGTGGAGCCACGGCATGTCGCGGCTTTTCTGGCACAGATCGGGCATGAGTCGGGTCGCTTGAGTCGCCTTGAAGAAAATCTCAATTACAGCGACATCGGATTGTCCAAAACTTGGCCAAAACGCTACGCCGAGCTGGATGAAAACGGCAAACCACTGCCCGGCACGCCGAACGCGCTGGCCAACAGCCTGCACCGTAATCCGCAGGCGATTGCCAACAACGTGTATGCCAACCGCATGGGCAATGGGGACGAGGCGAGTGGTGATGGCTGGCGTTATCGTGGCAAGGGTTTGATCCAGCTGACGGGGCGCGAGAACCACCGAATTTGCGGCGAAGACCTCGATCTGCCGATTGAGGAGCAGCCGGAGTTGCTGCTGCAACCGAAGTATGCCGCCGTGTCGGCAGCTTGGTTCTGGTCTGCGCACAAACTCAATGAGATGGCCGACGATGATGATGTAGAGAACGAGACCAAAGTCATCAACGGTGGAACAACCGGCGTGGATGAGCGCAGCGCGCTCTATGCTACGGCCAAAGACGTACTGGGGGTCGCATGAGGCCTTGGCTGATCTTGGCAGTAGCCGGGTTCTGGTTGATGAGCCTGACCATTGTGGGTTTCTGGCAGAACAATGCCGGTCGCCAAGACGAGCGTGCCGTATGGCAGGTGCGCGAAAACGAAGAGCTGCGCTTGGCCAATGCCAAGATCATCGAACTCAACGACACGGCGCGCAATACCGAGCGCCAGCATGCCGAACAAGTGGCAGGTCTGTCTGCCCGTTATGAAAAGGAGAAGGCGGATGTGGGCAAAACCAAGGACGCCGTTATTGCTGAGCTGCGCGCTGGTCATCGCAGCCTGCGCGACCCCGGTGCCGCCAGCTTCAAAACCGCTGGAAGTGGAACCGGCAAAACTGACGCCGCCGCCAGCCAATGTGATGGTGGAGCGCGAAGCCAACTTTCTCAGCCGACTGCTGAATTTCTTGTCACCCTCGCCAGTGAAGCCGACGCCATCGTCAAGCAATTGACGGCTTGTCAGGCTGTGATTCTGGCCGACAGACTCGGGATAAACAATGAACATCGTTGATGAACTGTTCGAGGAGCCGCCCGAGGATGGCGATCGCCTGGCAAAACTGGGTATCAAGATTGCCGAGCTGAGAACTGAGGCAGTAGAGGCGCGCAGAAACTCGGGAATTGAGGCTGTCTGGAATGATTGCGAAGAAGCCTATGTCGGGATAGATGATGCGAACCGTGGTGAGTTTTCTGGTGCGCGATGGGCAAAGCCAACGAGCATGACGGGTCCGGTACAGACCGATGAGCGTGTCAAAAACGACGGCACAAAATCCACGCTGTTTGTCCGGCTCACCTCAAGGTACGTCGATGCTGGTGCCGCGAAGCTGTCCGAGATCATCCTGCCGATTGACGACAAGGCGTTCTCATTCGAGGCGACACCGATACCAGACCTGGTGAAGCGCAAAGACGACGATGCCGACGTTGCCTTCGATGATGGCACGCCAATGACGCGCCCGCCCAAGGATGGGGAGGGCGGCGCGGCGGTGCCGATCAAGGTCAAGGATTTCGTCGAAGAGTCGATTAAGCTGGCCGAGGGTGCTGCGAAGAAGGCGGAGACACGGATTCATGACTGGCAGATCGAGTGCCAGCGCCAGGCAGAAATGCGCAAAGTGTTGTTTGATGGCGCGCGCATCGGCACTGGCTGCCTGAAAGGCCCTGTCCCGACGATTTCCAAGGCAACAGCCCTGAGCAAGAACGATGCTGGCGCTGTTGTGCTGAAAGTCGTTGAGAAAGTCGTCCCCAGTAGCAAATGGGTTGATCCGTGGAACATTTTTCCAGATCCGTCCTGCGGTGAGGACATCCACGATGGCGAGTATTTTTTCGAGCGAGACTTCCTTTCTGCCAAGCAGCTGCGCGCGCTGAAGAAGCTGCCAGGCTACTTGCCGGGGCAGATCGACAGGGTGCTGAAGGAAGGCCCGAACAAGTGCAACACTGACGAAAGTCCGCAGCAGGACAATCAGGGCAAGAAAGACAAGCGCTTTGAGGTTTTCTTCTTCTACGGGGAAATCAGCCGGGAAGAAATGCTCCTGACGAACTGTGGCTGTTCGGAAAAAGACATGCCAGAGGGGGTGGAGACGGTTTATTCCATCGTCACCATGGTGAATGATTCGCCGATCAAGGCTGTCTTCAATCCGCTCGACAGTGGCCGCTTTCCGTACAACGTATTCCCGTGGCAGCGACGGCCGGGTAGTTGGGCTGGTGTTGGTGTTGCTGAGCAGGTTGCTGTTCCGCAGTCAATTGTCAAGAATGGCACGCGCGCGCTGTTGAACAATGCCGGGCTGTCGTCTGGCGTGCAGATCGTGATCGACAAAGAGGGCATCACGCCGGCAAATAACCAATACACCGTCACGCCGAACAAAATCTGGTACAAGGGCGCCGACTCCACAATGGACGACGTTTCCAAGGCGTTCCAGGTATTCACCATTCCCGGCATGCAGAACGAACTCCAGGCGCTGATCGACTACGGTTTCCGCCTGGCCGAGGAGTGCAGCAGTATTCCGCTGGTGACCCAGGGTCAAAGCGGCAGCACAGCGCCGGATACACTGGGCGGCATGCAGTTGCAGAACAACAATGCGAACCAGCTGCTGCGCAACGTCGGCTACAACGTGGATGACTACATCACCGAGCCTGAAGTGCGCGCCTATTACGAGTGGCTGCTGCTGGATCCTGAAGTGCCGGAAGAAGAGAAGGGCGACTTCAAGATCAATGCCCACGGTTCGAGTGCGCTGATTGAGCGCGCCATCCAGGATCAGACCCTGCTGCAGCTGGGCAATATGGTCCTGAACCCGATATTCGGCAAGTCGCCGGCGCGCTGGTTCGACGAGATGCTGAAGTCGAAGAAGCTGAATCCGAACGACTTTGACCTGACCGAAGAAGAGAAGCAGGCTCAAGCCAAGCAACAACCTGCTCCAGCGCCTGCGGTACAAGCCGCCGAGATTCGGGAGCAGGGCGCAGAGAAGCGCGCGCAGTTGCACGAGCAGGCAGAAACGCAGCGCACGCAGATCGAGGCCGACATGCGGAAGGAAATTGCCGCTGCCGATACCGACCGCGATGCCGTGTATGTGCAGGCCGAAACCGAACGCACGCGCCAAGAGTCTGCCGACCGCAAGGAAGAGCTAGCCATCAAGTACCAGTTGGCCGTGATGGCATTCGCCGAGAAGCGGCAGATCACGTTGGATGAAGCAAAGACCGAACTCGCCAAGCTGACCATGAGCCTGACGACACAGCGCGAATTGGCAGCAATGCGTGGTCCGCAAGTCGCCACGCCACCAACAGAACCGCCAGGCCGCGCGCCGGCGGGTGAGGCTTATCAGAAATGAGTGAAGAGCGCTTAGTCATTGAGCCCGCAGATCGAGGGAACCCGCTATGGCCGCGCATCGAGCGCCACCTGAAGCGGCGCTTGGAGATGCTGCGCGCCCAGAATGAGGGCGATCAGAGCGAGACAAAGACAGCAAACCTGCGCGGCCGCATTGCCGAACTGAAGGCACTGCTGGCCTGTGCAAACGACACACCGAATATAGAAGATTAGCCGCCTCCCTTCGGGGATACGGCGAATGGAGCGACACACGCGCAAGCGCCTGTCGTGGTTGAACCGCCCTTGAGGCGGTTTTTGTTTTTCTGGAGTTGTTAAATGAGCGAAGAGCTTGATCTTGATGTTGAACGTGATGCAGAGGTACTGGCTGGTTACAACGACGCCCCCACGGAAACGCCGGGGCAGCAGATTGCTGACGCCATACCGGAGCCAAAGTATCGCCACTTCACCGAAGACGAATTCAATGACGTGATGACGAAGGTGAATGCCTTTGACCGCGGCGCCATTGATAAGGCTTTCGGGAAAATTGGCGGCCTTGAGAGGGCGCTGCAGCAGATTCAAGCATCAACAGAAGCTGGGCAAGCAATTGAAGTGACGGATGACGACGTTGCCGAACTCTGCAGTGAGTACCAAGAGTTGGGACCAATGGTCAAGACGACGCTGCAAAGGCTGGCCACAAAACTTCGCGGCACGGGTGCTCAACTTGACCCCGAGAAGATTCATTCCAGCGTGGATGAACGATTGACGGAGAGAGAGACGGCTACTCAGGCAGAGGAAGCGGCAATTCTTGATGAAGACCATCCGGACTGGCGCGATGTTTATGCCACTCAGGAGTTCAAGGACTGGCTTTCCACTCAAAGCCGGGCGAATCAGCGCAAGTTCAACAGGACTTGGGATGCTGATTTTCTAAGCGATACGTTCGACAACTTCAAGAAATTCAAGGAGCAGGAGGCTGCTCTGTCCGCAGAAAAAGCGGGCGAAAACACCAACACACGACAGCAGCGGTTGAAAGAAGCCGTCACTCCTCGCGGAACAGGTGGGCACGCGCCCGCCCCCGACAGGCAGGACGATTTCTCCGCTGGTTATCACGAATCATAAATCAGGAGAAATAGCATGACTATGCAAAGTTATTCGACCGCGACTCCGCGGATTAACAAGTTCGCGGGCGGCATTCTGAAGCACGCCGAACCCACGGAAGTCCTGGCCAAACAGGGCCGCCAAGTGAAGCTGCCGCGCAATTCCAGCAAGACCTATATTGCGCGTCGTTTCCTGCCTTACGGCGCAACTTCCACGAGTGCGGCCACTCAAAACCGCTTCTTCGCAAATGGCACCGGCGACCGTGGCAATGCCATGGTTCAGGCGCACCAGACCTCGGAAGGCGTCACCCCAACGCCGGACAGCATCGTGCCCGTCGATGTGACCGTGGTCATGCAGCAATACGCATGCCTGTACGGTTTCACCGACCAGACCTTCGATATGTATGAGGATGACATCCCTCAGCAAATGAAGATCCAGACCGGCGAGCGTGTGAGCCTGGTGAATGAGATGATCATTTATGCCGAGCTCAAGGCCGCGACCAACCAGTTCTATGGCGGTTCGGGAACGACCCGCGCCACCGTGAATGGTCCGATCACCCTGCCGATGCTTCGCCGTATCGCCAAGAGCTTGCAGGCGAACCATGGCAAGTCGGTCAATCGCATGCTGGGTGCCGGTCCGAATTTTGCGACCGAAGCCGTGAGCGAAGGCTACTGCGTCTATATCCACACCGACGCTGAATCCGACATCCGTGAGCTGCCCGGCTTCGTTCCTGGCGAGCAGTATGCCAGCGGCAAGCCCATGGCCAACGAAATCGGCAAGTGCGAGCGCTTCCGATTCATCACTTCGCCAGATCTTCCGGCGTTGCAAGACGCGGGCGCTGCCATCGCCGCAACCGGCTTGTATTCGACCACCGGCACCAGCATTGACGTGTATCCGTTCATCGTGCTGGCACAGGAGGCGTTTTCGCAGGTCGCACTGCGCGGCGCAGATTCGGTGAAAGCACGACTCATCAATCCCGGCGAAAGCGACAAGTCGGACCCATTGGGCCAGCGCGGCTACTACGGCGCCATCTGGTACAAGGCGGCCATGGTCGAGAACGACGGCTGGATGGCCGTGGGCAATGTTGGCATCACCAACATCTAACCAGATGAGCCCGGTTTAGGCCGGGCTCCAAGGAGAAAAAAATGCTCAATCGTATCTCTCAATGGTGCGGGTCTCTTTCCAACAAAAAAGACGCCCAAACCCTTCGCAAGATGTTTGCCCCTCTCGGTGATCGCTATTCCTCGCAATCGTTGTCTTCTGCCGGCCTGGTAATTAAGGCCGGCGCAAGCGCGATCGTGAAGACTGGCGCCAGCGCTTACTACGGTATCGCTGACGGCAAGTTGGTGACCAAGGCGGCTGCGACCGATATGGCCGCACTGTCCGGCACTGTTACCAATGCCACCTTCAATGTCTTCTGCTTCTTTGTCGATTCTGCTGGCACTTTGACCAGCGCGATGGGGACCGCAGGTTCAACATTGGCGACGGTTGTCTTCCCGGTTATCCCGGAGAAGAAGGCAATGCTGGGCTTTGTCATCATCAACCCGACCGGCACAGGTAGTTTTGTCGGTGGCACCACGGCGCTGGATGACGCAACCGTTGTTCCGACGGCGGCCTACGTCAATGTCCAGGGCGCGTTTGACCCTTCCGTTTTGCTGTAATCAAATCCATTTCAGGAGAAAATCACTATGGATAATCTGTCCCTTCTGCCGCTGACGCTTGCCATTGGCAAGGCCGTCATCGCGGCTGGCACCACTTCAACCCTGTCCTCGACCGGCACGCTGCCGTTCGCCATCAAAGGCAAGGCATATAGCCACGCCGCGCTGTCGAACACTGCTACGCCGACCACCGATGCCGCAACCGGCGCCGCCTTCGTGCCTGTCGTCACCAACAAGGGCTCC